AATCTCCCGGCAAACGAATTCCGCTCTCGGGGCGGTCCTCGATCATCCAGAACTCCGCTCGTGCCTTGCAGCCTTTTTCTGTTAGCAGCAACAGACGCATTAAAGTAGTGGCATCCGTCTGCCCTTGGATGTACTGTCGGTCCACATAAAAGTCTAGTGAGCCACCCCCTGTGACAATCGACTTCACGGCATCGCCGAACTTTTCACCGACTGCAGTTGCGTCAACTTCATTTGCAGTCAGGTTCAACGTCCAGCTCTGCAGTAATCCTTGAACTTCCCAATCACTGGTTTCCGCGGTCAAGGTCAGTGAACCGAAGTCGACGTTGTACAGGGGGATTCGTCCTGATTGGCCTCCCTTCATTGCTTCGACCTTCGTGTCGTAGAAAGAAATTCGGTCTAGCGGATCTCTATGTATGAAGAAATTACTGCTTATTGTCTGTCCGCTGGCTGCTGCTGTCACATAAAACTGCGGGTTTCCGCTGCTTTGGTAGAACGCCGCGCTTTCTGAACTGACGTGCGTGCGATTCGTCCCTACCAACCAGGGACCCGCGGCGTACATCGCGTAGCCATCTGGGCATTCCGGACCATCGGTTCCCGCGTCGAACGGCAGCCCGCGCGGGCACACCATCGTAACTTCGTCCCCAGTCCACAGACCCGCCTCTGTGACGACGAGTGTGTCGCTCTCGGGGTCCAGAGCAGAGGGCACCACCACAGCAGGGAGGGCGGCTTCGCGCTGAAGGACCAGAGAACCTCCATGGCCGAGAACTGGCATCAGAAGCCTCCGCCAACCTTGCCGCTCACCTGGAAGCTGCAGCTACAGGCCGTGATTTCACCTACAGAAACAGGTGTTCCGACCTGAGTAAGAAACGCTGAACAATTCAAAGCGCGACTTGTGGACGTATTCAGGTACAAATCAATGCTTGTCGCCCCGTCACTTCGGAAGATGCTGTTTAGTAGATCGCGTGTTACAGCGTCGTTCTCGACGTAGAGGATCGTCGCAGACCCGGTAGCCCCGCGTAGACCCTCGACATACGTGCGGTCGTCATCGCCCAGCGCGGTGTCCTCGAGCGCGTCTCGACTGATGTCGATCGAGAAGTTGCGGACTTTCGCCACCCGCGCTCCGCGGAAGTGAAGCGCGCCATTGGCACCGGTAACGACGCTCATCCGTCCCTCTGTCCTTCGAGTGTTACCTGAATCGTACTGAGACCACGTTTGACTGCTGTGATCGTTGGGCGCTCACTGAACCGCCAGGTGTAGTCGCGCTGCAGTCGTTCCTGTAGCAGCCCGTCCATACCAGCCCAGACCTCTGAGGGCAGGCTCAGCTCGCCGAAACTCCCATTCGCGTCTTCGTAGGCCGTCGTGATGGCCAGAGCTACGGCGTCCCGTTTGTTGCCGAACTCCAGGTCGAGCGTGGCAGCCGAGGGCTGCGATCCGTACAGCCGGCTCACACCGGTGCCAGAGATCGAGGTGAAGCGCTTCACCGGGTAACTGCCCAGCTTGTAGCTGCGGCTGGTGGGAGCAATAGCGGGGAACGGAGTGGTCATCTCAAGTCACAGTAACGACGATGCTGGCGGTCTTTGTCGGGCCGTCACTGGCCGTGGGGGAGCTGATCGAACCGGTCAGCGTGTACACCCCGGCTGCGGTGAAGGTGACCTTCGCTCTCGGGGTGCCGCTGTTGGTGACCGAGGCCGAGGCGTCAGGTGTGGTGGACGACCAGTTCCACGCGAAGAACGCTGTGCCGAGTTCGTCTGCTGTGCCTGTACCAGTGCCGGCACCTGTGGCGGTGAATACGGTGCCGATGTTGCTGTCGCTCGCTCCGATCGTGGTGAAGTTCGTCGTACCGCTTGTGACAATCTGGTAGCTACGGCCCACCACAAAGGACCCTGCGGTGGTTGCTGCGGGCTTCGAGGTGTACTCCAGGGTGTAGTCCTCGGCTGTGTTGATCGTCGTCGTGGTGTCACCAGTCAGACTGACTGTCCCGATTACGGGAAGGGTGCTGGCACTCACCGCCGAGAGCGTCTTGCTTTTCGTGCGAACGACGGCGCCGCTGGTCACGGTACAGGTGATCGTCTTGCTGCCCGAGCTCGTGGCGGTGACGGTCGTGGTTGCGCTGCTGGGGCTCCCGAAGGTGACACCAGCCCCGCTCCAGCTGTAGGTGTAGCTGCCGCTGGTGCCTGAGATCAGTGCGGTGAAGGAGGTGGCGACGTTTACGGTTGTCGTGCTCGGGCCGACAATATCGACTCCTAAGAAAGACGAGGTAGTTGGCCCGGAAGTTTCACTAGCACCAATACGACCTTCAATCACCCAGTTTGATGCTACATCCCAGCCATCTACTATTGAACTGTACCCATTTTCAGACAGCGGAAAGTAGAGAGCTTCAACTTGGATGTTGCCATCTTCATCGTAACTAATTGCTTGTGCTTTGTAAGTCCGGGTTTCTGGTGTTTCTTGCCTTATGCAAAATACTGCACTGGTATACTGAGTCGTCCGGTTGTCTGTTATTGTCAGTGTAGTTGTCTGAATGCCCGGTTGCACCCCATCCCACAAAAGCACGTCGTATGTTCCATTAGGTAATTCTGATACAGACGTGACCACTCCGTTTTTGTCAATCGCTCCATTATTAGGTTGTAGGTATGCTACTGTCTCTAATCCTAGCTTAAAACAGCGGCCAATTTCTAAGGCGGCTTGGGTGGGAACAGTCTTAAACTTTATTGAGTGTGTGATCAGTCGCGGACCACGGCTGAGGAACTTGCCCACGTCAATAGCGTGCTCTTCTGAGGTAACAAAATCGCTTAAATCTATTGACTCTAAAGGTGCGTCACTAGGTGTAGAAGCTTCTCTAACTGTAACTTCACGCACAACAGGGAATAATCCACGATTTGTCTCGTCATTATTGGCTCGTTCTTGACGCCATTTAATACTTAAACGCTTAGGAAGACGCTGCTCTGACTCAATATAGCTGAGTTCAAAACTATCATCAATAATGTTCCCAGCTGTGAATAAGTTTGTGATAGGTTCTGGGGTGTCAAACAAAACAGCTGGTTGGAGTGACCACTTGCCATTGCGTATCACAAAGTCTAACAAGAAGAATGATGCAGTCTGACTCCCCCACTGACGTAGATTAACTCTCGTATCTACTCCACCGCCGTAAAAATAGCGCCTAGAGCGCGTCCAATCACTGGACGTCTCAAATGCTTCGTAATCAATCTGAACTGGGCTCTGGATACTGCCTACACCATACGTGCTGTTTGTTAAGGCATCCCTGAACACGTCGGGGAACGTGTGGGCACCGTTACCATTACCTTTATTGATGTACACTGTCAGCTGATTCAGCTGACTTACTTCTGTATTGCTCCTAAGGTTTATACCTACCAGAGCCATATCATCATACTGTGGTGGCTCCTCATTTGTTGTGATTAGATTGACATAGACCAATTCATGTTCAGGTTGCTGCGCGCTCGACTGCATCTCCTCGAATACAAAATCTTCGGCTAGTTTTCCCCAGGAATCGGCGTAGTCCCCTGAATCAGTTAATGTTACTCCTAAACCCTTATCACGAGTCGCTGCAATAGCAAATGTCTCAGTGGTGCGTGCTACTGGTTCGCCACTATAAGTTACCAAGATTTGATTTGCTCCACTCCCTGAAGTAACTGTGCGGTAGCCACCTATGCGTGCATCGAGAACTTCAAGGTTTCCTGTTGCAAAAGTACTGTTGCGGATTTCCCATCCTGAGACGGGTTCTATTCGAAACTCCCAGCGCTGGAGACTTGGCATTTGAATTCTCAAGAAATTGTAAACAGCTTGTTGCGTCAAACTACGGGCGCCGAAACAAGGTGAGAGAAATGTGTACTGCTCATCACTTCCTGCCACTCTATATCCTACTTTGAAAAATGCGTAGCGTATTTCAGAACCTGAGTAGCTACCCGATTGGTATGTCGATAATTCTAAGCTTTGACTTGGGGCATACGTTCTCCCACTATAAAAGCTACAGGCGCGCCCATCAATCTCAGTGTGGCTGAGGGAGTCTCGAAAATTGCAGATGCCACTTATACGAATACCTAGACTAGATCGAAACCCTAGCTCAACTACTTGTGCCGCTCTAGGTAAGGCAAATGTTGCGATTGCACATTTAAGAAGGTGACTTGTATTTGTAGCAGTGTGAGCCGCACTCGGGGCATTTGCTATTGCTATCCCCGATCTCACACAACGCAGGGTTACAGCCACATTCTGACCACCACCTATCGGCTCCTGATCGGCCTCGGATGCAAAAATCTCATCGGATGGTGTTCGACTCTCACAAATAAGAAGCGCTGACCCGAAGCGGTAAAGATCACCGATCACAAGCGCGTCGTCCCAACCACGTTGCCTGCCCGAGACCGTCTGTGCGACATCTCGGCATGTCTCAGTGTGGTCTTGCCCTTCCTGTGCCCCTACAAATATAGTCGCTGCATCGCTCCCAGCATTCAATGAATATGTAATCGTGTCATTTATATTCAGCGTTATGGCGCCACTTACTGGGTTTCCGTTTTTGTGTGTAACACCACTTTGGCTCGAAAACAGTGTGTTGTACTTGTTGCGCTGCGCTACAGCAACTCCGTCTGGATTGCAAAGTAGTCGAGTGTCTGTCTTGCCTGATGGTTCAGTTTTTACTACAACAGCCGGGCGGAGCTGGGGATTGACTCTGTAAGCAAGGCCATTACCTATGAGTTGGTAGCAACCAAATTGAGTCTGAGTGCTGGGTTTGAAAGAATAACAAAAGTCTGAAGCCCAAGCATTATTTAAGCCTACGATTTGAAATACGTCGGTTCCTCCGGCATTTTGGGCGTTACCAGGGTCGTTAGCTGCTGCTCGTCCAGAGACTCTATCTGAACTAACAATTCGACCCCCGTTCAAGCGGGCATAAAAAGTGACGCGACTGGATGCGGCACTAGCATCGGCTAAATCGTAACCACCAACAAGATTGTCGCCAAAAGCAAATTGCTTGGGGTCTATTTCTCCAATTCCACCTTCAGCTACTAAGAAGACTGCTCGTAGCATTTGGCTTCCACCGAAGCTCAGCATTTGTGACCATAAAAGAGATGTGGCAACTCTCACTCCACCATAAGTAATGCCATTTATAGTCTCTCTGCTCGTATAAACTACCGGAATTGTCGACCCCAGCTCTACGACATTTTGCAGGCTATCGAAACCAGCTTTAGGGGCATACTCAGTGCGATTTACGACATTTTGACCACTAACAGATGATTGGCGTATCTCCGCAGGCCGAGTCTGTTTAGGTCGGAAGAAAAGAGCCGCTACTTGAAAAAGAAGGCCGATCACCGTCAGGATGAGTGCGACCTCGAGGAAGAACATCACAGGCTTCCCTGGCTCAATCCGAGTACGCTTCGAGCATTCACGCACGAATGCTCGGTACT